CGGTTACTCGGTTCACTTCTGCGATGGTCTTCGGCACCTTGGAAAAGATTGGGATGACAATGAACCCCAATATGACCGGCGAGCAAGCTGACGCCTGCATGAAGGCCCAGCACATTAAGATCGAGCCTCGCGGTAATTACCAGGGTGATGATGCCTGGCGTGCCGGAACCTACATCTACAAGAACAACGAGATTGTGACGTTCATAGGTGGTGCCAGGTTAAACCAAATTGCATTAAAGTGGGAGCTATGGGCAGCGTCAAGGATAATGAACGTTTCGGAGCGTGGCTAAACAAAGACGCTCTCTATCAGGAAGGCTCATTGATGGTGCCTTTCTGGAGATGGACGCTTGGTCAATGGTTGCTCGGCCAGGTAGACCCGCTTGATAATCTTAGGGGGATGAATCCAGATGGGGAATAAACTGGACAACCTAATTAAAGCCTTGATACGCATTGCCAAGTTCGCGGTCAAGATGCTTGAGAAAGTTTCGAAAGGGGAAGAGATTTAGTGCATCCATACGTCATAAGTGATGCATCGTAATACGACCTAACACTCTCTAAAGATTCTGTTAGGTATTTAATTGGACTCGCAGACGCCTCTCCAATATTATTTGGATTGGCGTCTTTTTATTTTAACCATCCATGTAGCGAGGGAATACCTTTGTGGAAAAGGCTCCCGCAGCAACACGAGAATACCTTAGCGAATAAGGCTCTCGGAAGGGATACAGTATGCCAAGAAAGAAGACGGTAAAGAAGCTTGTAAAATCGAAGACAGACGGAGTGCCGGACAAGGTAGCGACTCAAGCTGCCGAGGCCGACGAATTACAACGGCGATTGGCCGCAGGAGAGCCACTTGACGGGACGAAGACCAAAGATGCTGCCTTGGATGCTGACGGCAATATTATCGTTCCACCTGGAGACGCTCAGGCTGCCACAACCCCTGATTTGACCGATGATGCCGCAGCAAAGGCCGCCAAAGTAACAGCCGATGCCGCCGCAGCCACAGCCCAAGAGTTTCCGAGGGTAGATCCTGGCGCAGTTGATGTACCCGCTGCCGCCGCTCCTGCCGCTGGAAATGAACTTGCAACGCTGCAAAGTCGGTTCGATGTTCTCGAAGGCAAGTATAATACTGAGATAGCCAGAATGACCACGGCATTAAGTACGTCTCAGAACATTATTAATCAGCAAGAAGCGCTGGTAAAAAGCCTTCAGGCCGGTCCAGGTGCAGTAGCGACCGAGGCCCCGGCTAAAGATTTTGCCAGATTGAACCCTGATGACTATTCAAGCTACGGCTCCGAGATGGAGACAATGGCAGCGACGGTCAATAGCCTGGTTACACAGAACCAAAGCCTTGTTGAAAAAATCAAGGCTCTCGGTGGTGTAGCAGGAACTCAGGGGGAGAATGATCGAATCGCAAAAGTCGAACAGACAGTACAACATTTAGGCAACACGGTCCAAATGTCAGCCAAACAGACTTATTACCAGGCGCTCGATAATGCTATTGTGAGTGCCGACCATAAGCCGGAGTGGGAAGCGATCAACCATGATCCGAGATTTGCTACCTGGCTGGGTCAAGACGAGCCGCTGACAGGCATTCCCAGGAAGGCCATACTCATTAAGGCCAACCAGGAAATGAACGCCGAGCGTGTGATATCAATCTTTACCGAATTCAAACGTTCCCTGCAAGGTGGTCAGATGCCCAATGATGCATCGACCGAGGATACGCTTGCTCAACAAGCTGTCCCTGGAACCGCCGCCGCCGGAGAAGAAATAGACCCGAGTTCTAATAAGCAGGGTCTTATAACTACCGAGATGTTCTTAAAGGCTAAAAACGACTTTGTTCAGGGCCGGATAACAGAACCGGACTTTGATAAGGTCTCAAACGGTTACCAAGAATCCATAGCTAAAGGATGGGTCAGCCCCGCTTAAGGGATGGACACCCTTCCACCATGGATTCAAAACTAAAAAGGAAGGGTTAATATTATGATTAATGCTGCTGCTGGAACTCCACAATATTCAGGAATCTTTATACCGGAAATTTGGTCCGGTAAATTGCTGGTCAAATTTTACGCCGCCACCGTCATCGCCGGTATCACCAATACCGACTATGAGGGCGAGATCAAGGACAAGGGCGACGTTGTTAAAATTCGCCAGGTGCCGGACATTCAGATCCGTGATTACTCCAAGGGCCAGAATCTTGTGGTCCAGAGACCGGAAAGCTCCATCGTTGAGTTTCCGATTGAACGGGCGAAGTACTTCAATTTTATTTGCGATGATATCGACAAGCATCAGACCGATATCGCCCTGATGGACTCCTGGTCCATCGATGCTTCGGAGCAGATGAAAATCGTCGTGGATGAAGAGTTTTTGGCCGACGTTTATGCCGATGCTCACTCCACCAACAAAGGCGCGACCGCTGGTGCCAAGACCGCCGGTTACAATATGGGAGCCGCAACGACACCGGTTGCCTTAACGAAGGTAAATATCCTTGACGTTCTGGTAGATGTAGGGAGTGTCCTGGACGAAAACAACATCCCGAGCGAATCCCGCTCAATCGTCCTGCCGCCCTTCGCGGTTGGTATGATTAAAAAGTCCGACCTGAAAGATGCATCCCTGTCCGGCGACGGTACAAGTATGCTTCGGAATGGTCGCGTCGGCCAGGTGGATCGTTTTATGATCTACCACTCGAACCTGATGACCGCCGTGGCAGATGGTGGTGGTGAGACCGCATGGCATGTTATCGCATGTCAGCGTCATGCAATCACCTTTGCCGCTCAGATGACCAAGATGGAAAGCCTTCGGGCAGAGTCCACCTTCGGTACCCTGGTTCGTGGCCTGAACGTGTTTGATTATAAGGTGCTGAAGCCTCGCGCCCTGGTTGACCTGTATATCTACAAGGCCAACTAAAACCGGCTATCCCCCTGAGTTTCTGGAGCCTATGATTGCTTGAAAGCGTTAAGGCTCCAGGGACTCAAAATTATAAGACTTATAAACCAGTTATTAAGATTGTTAGGAGATTATAACCATGAGTGTTTATGCTTTTAAAGGCGCAGGACCCGCCCTGCCATACGACTCCATGTTCGCAGTATTGAAGCGTCATATCGACCTTCCGGCCCTGGTTGCAGTTGATTACGGTAAGCTGGCCCTGTCGTCCGCTCCCAAAGTTTCCCTGACTTCCTTCAGTGGATTCGTCGAGAACGATATCCTTGAGGTATGGGAAGTTCCCGCAGGCACCATCATCGTCGGTGCAGGCTGCCGAGTGACCACTGTGGAAGGCGCAACCGCCGCCGCAGACCTCGGGTTCACTTCCGCCACTCAGACCCAGCTTGGCGTCGATGCCAGCGCTGGAGACCCCAATGCATACGGCACCTTTAACCTGAACGACGCCGAGAGCATTTGTATCCCGCTGGTAGCCCTTGATGGTACCGCCGAGATGTTCGGTGACCTTTATGTGACCGACGGGTCCATCGATCTTGAATTCACCACGAATGACACCTATGCCGCCGCGATCTTTGATTTGTGGGCCATAGTTGCCAGGGCTTTCGAGCCGAGTGACGCACAGTAAACAGTAGTTTACATTCGTAAACTATAATTAAATGGTGAGGAAGGGACGAGCTTAAGCAAACCATAGAGGCTCCAATACTTCCTCACCTTTACTACATTCCATAAGGGGGATCTTATGCCGAAAAGCCTAAGAAAATTTCGAAGAGTTGAAAAGAAAGAAACGCAGTACCTTGTCCAGGAGCGTGAGGGAATGGATGATGTTATTTATATCGCTACTCCAGATCTTGAAAAGAGATCCGATATGCATCCCGTAAGCGCGACCGAGGCCAATGATTACCTGGCCGAGCAATATCCCGACAGCCACCAAAAGACCGAGGCTCCCGAGCCGACAGTCGAAGAGACCGGCGCACAGGTCATCGAGGATCTTCAGGGTTCAGTTGAAGAACCGCACGAGGAAAAAGAAGATGACTTCGTTAAAGTGCCTGATGCAGTTGCACCGAAAACAGATCCGAAAAATGCCATAGGGGTTGACCGCGATACCGATGTCGAATGTCAGCTTATTATGTCATTCACCAAAAAGAACCAGATCGAGCATTATCTTCTGGTCACGCATGACCTGGAAATTGACATTGCAGAACAGAAACTTGTTGATCTTAAAGAGGAAGCAATTTCCGCCGTCATTGCCAAACGCATTGTTTAGGAGAAACTAAATGGCGACCGATATATCAACCTGGAGAGACGAGGTTGCTTATTATACGAAAGGGTCTGATAGCACGCTCACCGATTGGGCTGTGTTAGAGGCCCTTCGTGATTTTTGCAGCCATACCGGCTTGTGGCGTTATAAGCCTGCTCGAATATCCATTACTGCTGACGAGCCTGAATATGACTTCGTTCCAGTAGTCACCGATGGAAAGAACGTCCTTGACGCTATTATATGGGCGAAGTATAAACAGGAAGGTCAGGAAGACGATCAGTTCACAGACCTTGAATTAATGGAGTTCGACAACGAGGAACTCAACCGGCGAGCCGCCTGGGAATTCGAAGAGTCAACAACTCCGTTTGGTATTATGGTCACTGAGACAAAGGACCTCAGACTCTACCCCATACCCACTGAGGCAAGCGAGGAAGGGCTCTATATCAAAGTACAGGTAAAGCCAGCCACAGACGCTACAAAGGTCCCTGCATTCATCTACGATGATTACAGGAAGGGCCTCGTCCATGGTGCCGTTTCGATCCTTCAGAACATGACCAATAAACCCTGGAGTGACAAGGAACATGCCAAGGACTCCTGGAACCAATATACGAAATTCAGAAACAATGCCAAGGCCGACAGGCAGTACGGAAGGGCCGCCAGGGTCCTCAGGGTCAAGCCTCGCTTTTGGGCTGGCTCCAGGTCCAACACGACACTTCGGAGATTCTAATGGAAAGTTGGAACTTAAGAAAGAAGCCGATGGACGGCTTTATCGCATTCTCTTCCAATGTTGTAACATATCAAGAGAGGGCGCTGCTGCCGTTCGGCACATATTCTGCAAGCCAGAACACAAGGGATTATCGTCCTGGTCTAAAGAAACGCCCTGGCCTTGAAAGGCTTTCTACATATAATTATATCGGATCAACCGTAGATATACGCCCTGAATACGACAGCTATACTCCCATAAGCATTCATTCTATTGCTGGCATGTCGAACGCTTCCCACCCTGATATTGAAGAGGCTATCTTTTATGTGGACGAAAACGAACTTAATCCAGAGAATGATACCCCTGCTGGAGAGCCTGGGGTAGGCGTATATGCTACCGGCGACGATGCAAACTACGGTGCAGGAAGGGTTGCAACTACATTCACCCTTCATAGGACCGCACCTAATGTGACAGTTACGGCTGCTTCTATGTTCATACGGCTGACTGACGTTCCTACATATTCAACAGGAGACGGTGTTTCTATATGTGTTGTTGAGAGCGACGACAATCCAAACATTGACCGCGAAACTATGAATTGGGAGTACGCATTTTATGTTGGGGAAACGCTTTTGGCAGATGAAAAACTTATATCATCTGCTTATGCTGCTGACTCTATCGTCGAGATACCATTTAATGCATACGGAATAGCTCAAATAAATTCCATACTTAGTGACAGGGCTGGCGGCGGAAGAGGACAATTAACAGTATGTCAGCGTGAGTTCAATTATGACTTTACTGCACCAGAGACGGTCCTGAACACAGAGAGCTATTTTATAGAACAAAGGATTGATAGATACTTTCCGTTCCTGAAACTTACATTCTCTGGCTCTGATATTGCCTGCACATCGATATATCAATACAACATAATGAGAACGGGTGAGATTGAAACACTCGCATTTTTCGCTAACGGTGACATATTGCTGGCTAACGTTGACCCGCCCACAGCAAGGGGTGACGTTAGAACCGTAGCTTCCGGTGGCGGAGACAATGGCGGGTATTATCCTTATTCAGACGAGATGCCGTCATTGAACCACGGATCGGAGACAAGCAGGGCGATTGCCTCAAGTTATGATTCGAAGTGGGGGAGTTTTATATATCGGCCTGGTGGGTTGAGTGGTAATCACGATTGGAACCAAGCATATTATAACAGCTTGAACTCAGAATTCCCGCCGTCCTTCGATACGCTCGACGATATATTAATAGTCGCAGACGGACAGGGATACGCAAGATTCTATGGCGGCCAGGATGGACAGCCCGTAAAGGCTTCCCTGGTTATATTAGACCCTGCCGGAGACGATACCGGTACGTTCCTTGATAATTGGGATAAGGACGGAATAGTCGTTGACCTTCTTATAGACGGCGACGGTTTCGGGAGTGGATCAGAGTTTTACTTGTTCACTCCGATAGTAACCAATGAGTATATCATAGAAGTCTCCCGCGACAACGACGGCTCCGGTGAACTAAAGGCTTATAGGTGGACAGGGGCAGCATGGGCAGAGGTTACCGCCATAGAAGACGGAACAGAGGTTGGTGGTGTTACGCTAATGCAGAGTGGCAATGTGCTTATACCACAAAGCTATGAGAACCCAGGGCTTGAAGATAACGTCCCACAATTATTTAGAGGGTTGTCTGGATACTGGACTAAATTCAAAATAACATCAGATGATGTATTCGCTAAATTTAAAGTAAAGGCCAAATATAAGTTCGAAGAGTTGACGAACGTGTGGAACGGTGTTCTCGTAGATGCAATAGAGGCAAGGTTCTATGACGATTCAGAGGGGGCAGCAGGCGCATATTTTACATATTCAGGGGCAGCAATAAAAGCCAGCGACATGACCTCTTCGGATTATGTGTATTTCTCGCTGTTAGATATTCCATCTCAATTATACTTTGATGTTGGCGCGACACCGAATACCGGGGCTACCGGACCAACTCTTGCATTTCAATATTGGAACGGTGCATCATGGCAGACGCTTACGGTAGTTGACGATGAAACAGACGGGTTGACGAGGTCTGGCTTTATTAGGGTTTCTGCTATCGATGCGGCCCTATCCGAAAAGCAAGCATTCCAGGGAAGTCTATGGGCTTCTTATTGGTTCAGAATGAGTACGAACCAAACTTTTGGTGACGCAGTACTGTTCACAATTACATACGAGCCGGTGTTAGATATATCCGACTTCGGTGATGTTGTTAACTGTGCAGGAGTGTGGAAAGAGAGATGCGTCTATGCATTCAATAAGTATCCTTCCTGGATCAATATAACTCAGAACGGTACGACCAATGTCTTAAACGGTGATGACTTCGCAATATTACAGGCCGGGGATGGGCGTCGTCACAAGGTCGTGGCCATGCGTAAATTTCAGAATGAACTCATGGTATGGCAAGAAGAGAAAGGTGCGCCTGGTGGCTGCCTGACGTTGTTTGAGGGGTATTCCCCGCCAACATTCGGCAAGCTGCTGCTGTCCGCCAAGATAGGTACTCTCAACTGGAATACCGTAGTCGTTATTGATGGAGCGCTTGAAGCTTCAAGGACGGATTATAACGCAGCCACTCTTGCATATTTTATAAGCAACTATGGAGTTTTCTATTCTGATGGACAAACGGTGAGATCCATATCAGCCGCCATACAGAATTATTTTGATCCAGATCATGCAGACTGTATCAGGAACGGGTACCAGGATAAGTGCTGGTTAACGCACGATCCAACCCACCAGGTATTAAGACTCGGGCTGGTATCAGGGTCAAGCGCGACAGTCCCGAATATATTCCCGGTGTATGATTTGATTACAAGGAAATGGTCTTTCGATGCGTTCTCTTCTTCACATATACTCAGGTGTGCAGCAGAGGTAAGTGGCGGAACAAACTCGGCGGTACAGGTCGTATTGCTGGCAGGCACTACTGCCGGAGACATATTCTATGCGTCTTCAACAAATCTAAATGATGACGGAGACACTTCTATCGACATGACCATACAGATAGAGTTTAATGATTCTGGCAGGCTGATAGATATTAGAGAATTTGCTATAAGGATGAAGAAGCAGGCAACTGGAAATTGCTTATTTAAAGCATACGAAAATGGTGTCCTTAACACTGAACATAATAAAACGGTTGATATGACGGAAGGCGAGGCAAATGAGGAAACTGTTGTAGATCGTTTGATATTGGCAATCAACCAGGAAGATAGAATTTCAATTACATTGCAGAATGATGTTATAAATCAAGATATGTACCTCTATGATTTTTGGCTCGATTCTGATAGCCGACTGAATAGATAATGCAACTGACAAAGGACGCAAAAAGTTTACGGAGATATGTGACCAAAGGCATATACCCCGATGCAGCGAGGCGTTTTTCACATCATTCAGTTCAGAGTAACATATCGAATCAGTATAAATACTTTTCTGAATTCGATAGTCATCCTGAAGACAGGCCACCCGAAAGCATCATAAGGGCATACGAAATATTTATGAGGCAGTCTGAATTTAAGAAGCCGTACAAGTCTCCTGGGTATCAAGAGATGGAAACGGTTTCAGATCCGCCGCCTGGAATCTCTATCGGACATCCACAGAAGCCAGACAATCCGGCCAGGATAGATATTGATGAACCGATTGGCGAAGATCCGCGATTTTGGATCTTACATGCTTTCTCTAATGATATATTCTGTCCAGGAAGATCGACAGAATTTGAGGTTAGTGGAACGCATC